TCTCAAAGAGATAGTTGCGGCACTAGCAGGTTAATCTATTGAGAGTTGTCAGAATGGTGTCGTTGGAAAAAGGGTTGATCCTCTTGCTGCTGATGCACATCGCAATTGCCTCCACCGGAGGGTCCCTTGGGTTGCCTGGCCTAAATGGTGAGGACCACACTGACGATCCAGAGGTTGGTGGCGATGGTCCAACTGAGGAGTACACAGAAGATGACCCTGAATCAACAACGGTCTCGATACCTACGACTCCCCCAGTCTTAGGACAGGGGACAGAAGAGGTGCCTGCAACTTCTGGAGAGGCGGAAGCAGGGTATTCTACCACGGATGTGCCGGACACTGTGTCTGAAAAGGTGGAAGATGAACAGGACACGACCCCTAGCACGCAGGTGACCCCAGACCAGCCAGAACAAAGTACGACTAGTTTGCCTGACCCCTGGACAGCAATCTCGACAAGGATTGGTAGGGAGCTATTAAGCGTGGAGTCTGACACCACAAAGTCAAGCTTGGTCACTGTAGGACATCCTCAACAGCCAATATTCTTGGATGGGCAGCCGGTAGAAGAAGTGACTCATCCAGTCAATGAAAGAGACGTTACTGAAGCTCTGAGGAAGTATGACAAAATGAAAAAACTGCTTAGCCAAAGAATTTTATCAAAAATGGGCATGGCCAGAGACTTCACAGATGAGGAGTTAGACGTCTGGTGTCACGAGCGGTTTGACAACTGTAGCTCTAATGACATTGAAAATAGAATCAGGGATTTTTTTCTCATCAGTGATCAGACTGAGTGCTTTGATGAAGTGCTAGTGAAAAGGCTATGTGAATCAACCAACCCTATTGTAGGCGAGCCTTGGCAGGTGGCAGGTATCAAGGAAGAAATTGTTCGGAGAGAAATGGGTAGAAGAATCTTTAGATTCTTCACTCCAACTTTGAAGGTGACATGTGTGTCAGGCTCATTGAATCCTTCAGACCAGTTTGTGAGGTTCTATGATCCTGTCATAGAACGAACTTCAGGCCCCACTATCCAAAACTATGATAGCATGCACTGCTTAAACATAGAGAATGGGTTAGCTAAACCATCCAAAATGGTTGTTCTTAATGTATTAATGACAACAGTAGAGGTTAGACTGGAATCCTGCCGTGCGTTCATAAATGCACATCAATGCATTTACACACAACATGCAGATGGGCAAGTGATGGTGCCCACTTTCGTGGACCACAGTGGTACAAGGAGAACCATTGGTGCGTATACAATGAGCTTCAACTTGACTGATGAAAGAAATAGAGCATGCATCATCAGAACAACTTGTGTGGTCAAAGGAAAAGAGGTAAAGAAGGGACAGAGTCAATTGAGAGGTTTCCCAACAAGTATCAGACTCTTCAAGTCTGTGACAGGCAAAAGAAGGCTCATGGCAGAAGAAGGAGACTGGACTGACTGCGGATCTGGCACACAGCTTGATATGACAATGGCTGTGTCTGTACACAATGACAAAAAAGGAGGACCTGGTAAGAAGCTCACCATATGCAATGGTACCACAGTCTCAGATTCAACACTCAATGAAGGGCTTGGATGTTACACGATTAACAAGGTGATAACAGGAAAGGCATGCAAAGTAGGAAACTCCACAGGATCCTGTGAGGTGCAAACAGAGCTACAGAAGTGCGAGACTGGAAAATGCATACTGGTGAAACAGAAAAGCAAAGGAGTGGTGAAACTGAAAAGAGGAAAGACTGTAATCATAACTGAATGCCAAGGAAGCTGCCTCTTTGCCATCCCACAGGACACAGGAGACATCACAATTGACTGCTCTGGAGGAAGGCAGCATTACCTGGAAATTAATATAGTTGACATACACTGTCCAGGGAAAGACAAATGGAAAGGGTTTATGCTCTACATATGCAGGGTGTCAAGCAGGCCTTTAATTGCCTTGACATTTGGATTGTGGCTTGCAGCAGGCTATCTAATAACATGCCTTGTTTCCTTTATCATCTACAATGCTGTCCTACTTCTTAGTATTGCTATCAAAAAAGTGAGGCAAGGGAGAGAAAAGAAAGGAGACCTGTGCATAAAATGTGAACAGCACTGCATGAACCTGTATGATCAAGAACTACATGAACTGAACTGCAGCTTCAACCTCTGCCCGTACTGTGCCAATAGGCTTTCAGATGAAGGACTACCCAGACACGTACCAAGATGCCCAAAAAAATCAGAAAGATTGGAGGAGATTGAGCTCTACATCAATTATACCAGGGTCCCGTGCATTCTGAGATGGATACTATCAACCTCTGTCCAAGTAGGGACGGCCGTGAAGAGACTGTCTTGGTTCAGTGTGCTAGTAACCCTTTTTATTCTGACAATTTCACCGGTGCAGGGATTCCCATTGGAGAGTCCACCTATTGGCGCAGCAACTGACAGTAGAATCATGTATGGGGTAGTGGGGTTCATGTTTGCACTAATAATGATGCTTAATCTTAAAAAATCACACTACGGTTCCATCTTTCATGTGATCGATGGCTTCGGACGTTGCAATCTCTGTGACACAAGAATTGACAGCTTGATGGAAGAAACTGCCCACGATCTCTGTTGCATGTTTGACTGTTGCCCCTACTGTCACCGAGTGTCAGAAAGTAATGGATCCCACTGCTTCCACGTGAGGATATGTGTGGCCAAAGAGATTTCCAAAAAGATGTTGAAGGCAGGAGGAAGATTGTTCACCAACAAACTTGTCTCTAGAGAAGGGACTTTTGCCAACAGGATCCAACTCCTTTATAGAAGGTCCAAAGTTGTAAGCACACTTGTGGTTACAGTCCTTCTACTTCTTGTCCTTTTGAAGCCAACCACTGCCTTTGACTCAGGCCCCCTTCCCGACGGCACCTGGGAAGAAGAAGAAAAACTTGTCAGGAACTGTGGACAAGAATGCATTCTAGATCAAGGCGAGTGCCTATGCCCAGGAGAGCACAGAGCCGGGAGAAAACTCCTTTTCCTAAATGGGCTCCAAGACGCCGCACGTAGAATGACTGAATCTCACAGACTCCTCACAAGTGTTTCCATAGACGCCCCCTGGGGTGCAATAAATATAGAGTCCACTTTCAAGCCTGTACTTGCTGCATCAAACATCGACCTGAGCTGGAACTCAGCAGAAGAACAAGGAGACAAGATTATACTTTCTGGAAGGTCAACAGGAATCATAAAACTCCAGGAAAGAACTGGTCTGATGTGGAAGATGTCATCAGAAAAGGCATCAGAAAGCAAAAACCTTCTTGTTTCAGTGATGGATTTTTCCCAGCTCTACAATTCCATATTTCAGTATATAACGGGTGACAGGAGTCTTTCAGAATGGCCAAAAGCTGTCTGCACAGGAGATTGTCCGGATAGGTGCGGCTGTCAAACATCTACATGTTACCACAAAGAATGGCCGCACACTAGAAACTGGAGATGCAATCCCACTTGGTGCTGGGGCATCGGGACCGGTTGCACCTGCTGTGGGATGGATGTTGAGAGGTACTTTAATAAATACTTCGGTGTGAAATGGGCCTTAGAATATGTTAGAACTGATGTAGTAGTGTGTGTGGAACTCACAAATGAGGAAAGACATTGTGACCTTGTGCAGGCCGGAAGCCGCTTTTCCATAGGTCCTGTGTCTGTAACTCTGTCTGACCCCCAGAATGTGGTGAACCGTCTCTCGAGCAACATCATGACAATTCAAGAAATTGCTGATAACGGCATCTTGGACTTGATGCATGTGAGCAAAGTCATATCCGCAGAGAATGCCTGCAAACTTCAGAGCTGTACACATGGAAGCCCAGGAGATCTCCAAATCCTTCACACTGACAACCTAATAAAGGGTGACATGTCAGGAGGTATCAACCTCGCTCACCTGGACCCACAAGTCAATACAAGCTGGATGTCGTGGGAAGGTTGTGACTTAGATTATTACTGCACAGTTGGTGATTGGCCTAGCTGCACGTACACCGGAGTGAATTCTATAAATACAGATAGTTTCACCAATCTCATAAACACAGAGACCGATTACACAGGCAAGTTCCACTTTCACTCCAAAAGGATTTCAGCTAGAGATGACACTTTGCAAATGGATCTGAAAGCAAGACCTAACTCCGGAGGCGGTGAAATGACAGTTTTGGTAGAGGTTAATGGGTTGGAGCTGCATTCAAAAAGGATAAGTCTCAAAGGGCTACGGCTAACTAATTTGAAGTGTGATGGTTGCTTTGCCTGCAGTCAAGGCCTGACATGCACGATAACTGCAAAGTTAGAGTCACCGGACGAATTTACCATCCACCTGAGAAGCACCAGTAGGGACGTGGTGGTTGCTGAGACCAGTGTAACAGCCAGGAAGGTAGAGACAGGAGCTAGGAGCGGCTTCAGAGCCTTTGCAGTAAGGGATGTAAAGAAGTTGTGCCTGGAAGTGGTTGAGAAGGACTACTGTCCTTCCTGCACCGTAGAAGATTTGAAGATATGTGTTGATGTGTCTCTTGAGCCCCCTAAAGACATACTCATTGAGCACAAAGGGACCATCATACAGCACTACAACAAAAGTTGTGATGAGGGATATAATTGCTGGGTTGGATCTGTTTCTGGATTCTTTGTTGGAGTGAAAGACTTTTTTGAAAAGAACCTTGGAGGTGTACTTATTGGTCTTGTAAGCACAATACTTCCTTTAGTGCTGACAGTTCTGTTCTTTATTTATGGCAAGAAGCTGTTCTGCCTGTGCCGACTGTGCCACAAGAAATGTTGTAGAGGCTCAGGAAGGGGAAGAGATGGCTACAGTAGATTATCACAAGAGGAGGAAATCAAGGAAATAATAAAAAAATTCAGCAGGAACGGCGAACTACTAGGGAAGGGTGAAAATGACAAAAGAACTGTGGCAAGGATGTTCATGGATGGGCAAAGTACAAAGAAGGCAATCAAGGAAGTAGCTTAACACCTATAGGTCTGTTAGGTCTCTTCAAAAGTCCTACTCACCTGCATCTACTAACAGCTACGCAACCTCCGCCTTTGTCTTGCTGCTTCATGCTTATTAATGAAGTTGATATCTGCTGTGCCGCCACTATCTCTTTGAGA